CTGCGCCAGGAACTTCTGATGCTGTTCGTTGTGTTTAGCAAACGACATCTCACGCTGTGAGAAGATCGCAAAATTCTCAAGCTTAATCCGCTGATACTCAGGTTGCTTTTGTTGCATCCTATGCTCCTCAATGTGCACAGCATGATCATCATAGGGATTCACAATGAAGTCTACCTCAGGCATCTGCATCATGTTGCGATTTTCCTGAGTAGCGTTCTGCCGATCCAGATGAGTCTCTTTGAAAATATCCCTAACATCATCTGGAACCTCTTCCATCATCTGGAGCACACGCTCTCGAGTTCGTTCATCTTCCGGAGGTCCGTAGAGTCCCTCCTTGTAGTTTTCCTTTATCCGTAGCTGTCGAGCGACCTTGGAATCGGGAAGCGAGCTCTCCTTAACAACATGAACATCAGTGTTGTTACGCAGATCAGCTCCCTTAAAGTTGAACACCTCATGCTCGAGGTCCTTTCCAGTTACAGCGATCACTCTCTCATCCTGATAGCCTTTCTGTATACGCATAAGGACTCGGCCCATTACCGCTTCGAGACTCTCCTCAAAGATCGCATGAGTAGGCACGTTGCCGAAATCATCCTGCTCGAGGAGCAAGGCAACCATCTCGCCCGAGCGAATATCACTCTTATTAGTCCCTTGCGTAACCTCATGCTGATGATAAAGCTCCATCAAGCTATTCGCTACGATCTGCAGAGCTTGTTGATACGTCGAGGGCAAGCCTTTAACGTCCATCATCTCAGGCTTATGGCCCATAACTGGAGTGTAGAGCAACTTCTGACCATGGCTGTCGTCAGGCATAGTCTCCATTTGAGAATTCCGAGGAACAAGCCACTTGCCTCTGGCCATTGAACGGTTAAACTCGGCGATATCGCTCACCTGCCTGTTCCACACCTTCTGGAGCCAAATCGCTGCCTCGGTCGTCGCCATTCCCCAGAACACCCCTGGAATCTCGATGTCCTTGAAGTGCTCGAGGTGGTACGAATCGAAGGGGTAGTCTTGCTTGTCGAGCACTATCCCATTCGCAGCGACAACGAAGAGACCCTTAGGAAAATCCCCATTGGGCTTGATCTTCAACTCAATCACCGTAGCCCCATCGATCTCCTTCGCCGTTCCTGCTTGCATCCCGAAGAGCATCGCAGAGTCCGCATAGGAAGCAGGCTTCTTCTCAGCTTCAACCTCACCTCCTCGCTTGAAATTCGCTCCGATCCACTCCAACGTCCTGAACTTTGCCTTCCATATCCAGGGAAAGGAGTCCACCTCCTGGTCACAGATACCTCCCGTTGGGAAGCCCACTTCAAACGGGCTCCAAATCCCCACGTCAGCATCCCCAAGATAGTGCAACTTCCCATTCTCACCAAGAGCTTCCGGCCCGAGCTTCGGGTTCCAGCGATCATCCATGAAGCAATTCCCAGTCGCATAGATCCACCCGCCGAGCTGCCTCACAACCTTCCTCATCTTATGCTGACGCCAGAACCACTTCAGTATCTTATCCCCAAGCTTAGCAGCTTTAATATCCTCCTGATCCGTCGAGCTGGGAATCACGCTCATCCTTGGATTATTCCGAATCAGCCTCGAAACCTGCTTCTGATACCGTGGGAGGATCTGGTTATCCACAACCCTCAATCGGCCTTTAGGCGTGACGAGGTGCTGAAGCAAATGCGTAGCATTATTATACATAGAATACTGCTTTCCAGCAATAAAGCTCAAGCTAAGCAGCCACTTCCCCTCATACGGAAGGCGAAGCTCCATACCCAGGTCAAACTTCTCCTTTACGAAGAGCCAGAGCTTATCCTTCCCACTCTTCTTCGTACTTTGCAGCATCTTCCTCACGGATGATTTTATTTTCTCAGTCATTTCATTAGCTCCACAATGTGACCCATCACCTTCTTGCCAGTTGGCATAGGCATATTATAACCCTTAGACACCGATCCACCTTGTTGGGCAATCCAATCCAAGAACATCTGCGCAGGCTTTTGTGAACTCGGATTATACTTAGGTCCCGAAACATATCTCCAAGAACAATGGAAGTAAGACTGCCACATCGAATCACTCCTGGATGGTTACCATTTCCCCAGCGAGATCTTCGTCCTCCTCAGGTTTGTATTCTTCCTTCTCTTGCTCGAACGCTGGCAGCGTGAAGGTTTTCAGTTCTGGAATATCCCTTGCCATAAGTCGATCCAACAGGTCTTCGTTCTGACTTCGCAGCTCCCGAATCTGATCTCGCAGAACTGAGATCGTAATGTCCTTCTTCTTCCGCCAATTATCATAGCCCTTCATGAACAGCCGAACCTCTTTCTTAAACCGCATCAGTTTTCTCCCTTCCTACTCATAGTACCTTTCCTGCTCCCACCAGTGAAGCTCCTCAGCATCCTCAACAGCTTTCTTCGCCAACGTAGACGCAAGACACCTACCCTCGAGACTCAGATCCTCCTCAATCACGAGAGCCTCCCGATCAGTGGGAAGAAAGTCCTCTCGAGATATGGGCTTCGGAACCTCAGCCTGATCCCTTCCTGGCATCGGGGCAATTTCATCCACTTGGATAGCCATTCCGAAGCTCATCACCCCATCGTCATGACAGCCCGCTTTCGCAATCGGCTTGCCTTGTTTGTTCCTAACGAAGGTCATCAGCTCTCCGCAAAGTCTTTGCGAGTTAAGTGCACCAGCTCTGTCTGTGAGCCAAGCTCGTACTCCCGAAACAAGCTCGTTACGAGAGTTCGTATCTGTTCGCCAGCCTTTCTTGTACGAGACTCCTCCTTTGACAACATCATAACGAGGTGCCATGAACAGATTTGTAATTCCAAGCATGACAGCCCAGTCAAACGTTGCAAGACCTGGGCCCGTCGTCTCGATCCCCACCCAAGGAGCCTCATGGCTCTCAAGCTCAAGATCAAAATACCGAGATACAATAGACACAACTCTCGCAAGGGTAATCTCATCCACTCTCGACCAGTAGACCGCGTCCACGCTCTTAGTGGTACGATTATACACAGTGATCCACGCATAATCCCCATCTTCGGTTCCCTCCACAACATCCACGCCCAAGGCGTAATACTGGTTAAGCGCAGGAACTTTATAGACAATAAGATAGCCTTCATTATCAATCGGTCTCGGGACGACGTCGGTTGTTAGCTCCTCAATGTTAAGCTTGATATAGACAGCCACCTCTTCAGGGATTTTATGGTACAGTTGTAGCGACCGCCACGCTCTGCCGTCGAATACGGGATTACCAGCTCCCAAGTAGTCAATATCAAGTTCCTGCGCTATTTCTTCTGGCCTTCTACGTTCACACTGTTCCTCATACCACGGACTGGTTAGTTTCTCATCAGGAGCCCAATCGTCTCCCAGGTGAGACTTCTCGTCCTCATTGGGCGGAGGCCAGACGCAAGATAAACCAAGAGCCTTCTCTGGATGTATACTCCAGTGGAAGGTAGTCCGAGTCGTCTTTCCATCGATAACAAGTTCGTAATATTGGCCTCCAGCTCCAAAGGGAGTTGAATTCGCAACTCGGCAGGGAGTAGCATCACCGCCTGCAGTCCAAGCAGGCTTATCGCTGGATTCCCACTTGGCAAATTCGTCATAGAGTATGGCAATGTATCGTCCTCCCGTGGAAAAGTTAGGATTATTGGATTCTCCTGCGATCACGCTCCCCGTTTGGGGGTTCTCAAACTTCATGAAGGTATCATGGATACGAGGCGTGAAGCCCATCGGCCGGAGCCATTTGGGTAGCTTATAGTAGGTATAGCGCAGCTTAGGAAAGAGTGCTCTCATATCGCCTCGCTTGTCCACGTAATCCTCGATCCTCGAGCCAAGTAGAAAATCTCCCCCTCCCCGAGGATCCAACCAGAACCAGAAGAAAGCGAGAAGAATGGTCCACGTTGCTCCCATGTCACGACTCTTCTCCCAGACTTCATCTCGACCGTTCTGGATAGACTTAACGAGCTGGAGAACCGCTTCATCCTGATATTTATAAGTACAAAATGGCTGATTGTGAAACGGCCTCTTCCGTACATCAAGCGTATAGAAAAATGCGTTAAAGGCAAAGAGAATGTCTTCTCGAAATAATCTCTTGATCTTTTCTCGGTACACGAGGTCAACTTTCGCCCTCCTCATCATCTTCGTACGCCACTCGAGGTTCTTTTGCGGGTTCTTAGGATAGATCATTTCCTTAGTTGCCCCGCCATTTTCTTAAGCAACTCTAATTCTTCTGGCCCTGCCTTCTTCAGAGCGGCATCAACAAGAGCTTCTATGCCTCTACGCTCACTAAGTGACTTTGGGCTGAAAGCTCCTACCATTGTCCTCCTCATCGCTTTTGAGGAAGTAATCTGGCTCGACGATGCAGAGCCGAGGAACTTATCAAACTGACTTGAGGTCATTGGCATAGCACTCGAAGGACTGCCTGATGCGAACGGATTCGAGGGCATGTCTTTCAGCATTGACTTCCAGATTCCTCCTCGAATAGCCCTAATCTCAGATTCCGTCGCTTGACTTCGAGTTTTACCTAAGAGATCCTTCAGTACCATATTAACCTGATCCTCAAGCTCAGGCCTGGGTGGACCCTGAACTGAAGGCGGAGCAGGCTCATGCTTCCCGAAACGTCGAAAGGCTGCCTGTGGCCGCTTGCTGGCCTTGCTACCAAACTCCACCAGAACGGGTATCTCTTCCGCTCCATGATAAATCGCAGCAGCCATTGTCCTGTGCCTTCCCTCATGTGTATGGTGTCTACCAGGTTTTGCCTTGCCTACGATCTCCCCTACTCCAAAGGGTCCTGCGACTGTTTGCGGTCCAGACTCAAGATGTCGACGGCCCAGCCAAGGCGTAGGAAACTTATCTCCCTTCCGCATAGACTTAGCATACTTCGGGATTACATTTTTTCCCATTCCTATCAAACGCTGATGCATCTCCTGCTTCCCCGATATACCCCAACCTCGAGCGAGTGCAGCGAAGAATGTCTCGGGTTTTATATAAAGCTGAGCAGCCTTTTCTTGGCTCAAGCCTTCAAGAATATCCTGCGATATTGGGAGATGGGCGTCGATCTTGTCAAGATTAAAGACATCTATCCGGCGCATCTTCTCCGCAGGAATGTGTTTACCCTCCTTAGCAAGTGCCGCCAAGGTGGGTTCCGCACGTTCCTGGAACCGTGATGTCAGATCATACATTAGTTCTCCAGGAGTATTACCCATAGCTCCACGAGCTCTCAAGCCTCTATAGACATTGGTAAGCTCTTCTGCGGAGATCTGACCTGACCTCAAACCCTGCGACAAGCCAATGTCAATACCCCACTTGGACTTTGCCATCCTCCGCATTAGTCGCTTCCCTCCAATTCCCTTCACGCCAGCCCCGAAGGGCATAAAGTTCAGGACCATCTCAGCCATCCTGTCAGGGTCAGTCTCATCAAACGGAGGGAACTGCTCCGCAAGCCTCTTGTTCCGCTCCTCTGGCGTACTCCACTTCAAGAACGCCTTGTAGGCATCACTCACCATCTCGCCAGTTCCACTATACCCAGGCGGAGTGCGCTCAACCATCTCGGTCCCGTACAGCCCCTCTATCTTCTCTCGATAGCTTGGCACTACCCTTCCTCCTCAGCCATCTCGATGATATCCTCGTAGAGTTCTTCAGGACTCATCTCCTCGACCTTCCGCACTTCGTGAGCATGGAGATGCAAATGCTGCTGTGGGGTTTCCTTCTTCCCGTAGCCAGCACGGTCCAGAACATCAAACGCAGTCTTAGTCTTAAGCCCCGCAGAGATCGTTTCGCTATTCAGATTTTCATCCAGGACCTCAACCGCCTTCTTAGACATCTCCCGCAAATCCTCATGGACATCCACAGCCCGAACGCTTGCACCAGCCTCAAGCATATTCATCTCAGCGATGAACAACGGGCTCTGCATGATGCGCGTAATCTGAGCGGGCGTGAACCCTGTCTTATCAGCTACCTCTCCAGGAGTATGACCCGCTACGAGATCCCGTGCCATCGCTCTATGATGTGGCCACAAGTACTTGATCCCGTACTTCTCGCCACTTATTCCAGTTGGTATTCTTCCCATCCTAAACCCTTTCGAATTTCGAATCGCTTCAGGCCGCTTCTTCCATCTCCTGATCGACAACATTAGCCTTCAGCGTCTTTAACTCCTCAAGCATCTGCGCCTGCATCTCTTCGCCCTCGAGCCTGATCTCCGCATAGGTCTCGTCGATTGAACTGAACGCTTCTTTCGCTCGCTGGAGACACTCAGCAAGATCAGCCTGGAACCTCTTCGCCACGTCCTCGAGGAGCGCAAACGCAGCCTCCGTCCGATCCCCACAAGTTGTGCAAATCTCCTCGCCCGTTATTGTCCGTGGAGCATCAGGATTAACATCAAACAGATGCACCCCACAGATATTACAAAATATTCTCGCCGCCATTTTATCTCCTTTCGATTACATCGTTCTCCAGTAAACCATCACTTCCCCAGTGCCAAGGTCTGAAATTGCTATGTGGAGTGCACTCCTACAGCGGATCGCTGCTTGCCCAGGGAAGAACCCAACGTATTCCTGGCTACTTGCACTCACCACCATCGGAGGTGTTACCCGATTAGCCTCTGTATTAGCATCCACATCATTATAGGCTGTTATGGTCGGGCTGTTTACTCCATCTGTAGCAACAAGCAACCCACCTAGAATTGCAGGATCAACACTAATTGTTGTTGAACTCGTAATTCTTGTTACATCCAGTAAATCCATTACGCCTCCACTCTTCGGTAAACTCTCAGGAGCAACCCACCTCGTCTAAAGTAACTCACCGCCGCTCCTGCCGCAATCCCACCGTAGATCAACGTGGCTTGCTGTCGATCAGCTGCATCAAGCGTCCCGTCTGGAACGGGAGGGATTATGTAGAAGTGAAACACTCCCGTAGCTCCTCTACGCTTATTCTCCGTGTCTAAATTCGCCATTAGGCGTGCTCACCCTTAGTAAACGTAGTCGCGTCATCAGTCAACGCACAGCTAAACAGAACCGTTGCGCCATCGTCAGCATAAACCTTTTGTACTCCACTAGTAGTCTCAATCTTATTCCTCATTACAGTGTAGAGATAATCGATTTTTGCTCCGGTTGTCGCAGTCTTACTCGGGGCCCCAGCCGTTGGCTCCGCTGTAGTCGGCATAATTCCAGCCCCGTCAAGCGTTGACAGCACATCAGATAAGCTACTCTTAACTGCTGTAACGTCCGAAACGAGTGTTGCCTCCGCATCGCTCAGCGCGCTGTAAACTCCAGTGACACCCGATCTTACCTCTGATAAGCTTGTAGCATTCGTTGCTTCGAAATCAGACAACGCACTATAAACTGCCGTGACATCGGAAACGACTCCTGCGACGTCAGTAACAATAGAGGCATGTAATGCTGAGATCGCTCCACTATCACTGCTTCCAGCCGCAGCTTCGAAGTCGCTCAGCGCACTGTAAACCGCTGTGATATCAGATTTAATAGCAGTTAGTTCGCTCGCTACGTTATCGTCCAGAGTACTTAGAACGTCACTGATTGAGGTTGTATTCTGTGTAATTGCGCTATCAATCGGACCATCAATCGTCGAGTGGATTGCATCCAACGTTGAGTGGATCGGGCCATCAATCGTGCTTATTGCGTTAGAAACATTGCTCTCAATATCATCTACTGCGCTCTTGATGTCCGAGGCATCTACGATCAAGCTCTGCGTATCGGCCAAGATCGACTGTTGTCTCGCATCAAGCGTAGTCCCTGTATCTACAAGAATCTGCGAGAGAATATCTGAGTTGCCTGTCGCCATCGCTAAGGTGTCCGAGACGCTACTCTTGACTGCAGCAACATCAGAAACCAGCGTTGCTTCAGCATCAGATAAGGCACTATAGACAGCAGTAATATCAGAAACTAAGGGTGTAGTATCAGCAAGGATCGACGTCACCTTGTCCCCTATCGTAGTAATAATCGGGCCGTCAAGCGTGGAGAGTATTGCTGAGTCACTACCAGCTCCAAGACCACCTATGTCCGAGATCGCTGACTCGTGCAGAGCTGAAATCGCGTTGCTGAGTGTAGCTTCGGCATCAGACAAGGCACTATAAACTGCAGTCACGTCAGACTTTATAGCCGTCAACTCGCTGGCCACATTATCATCTACTGTTGAGAGAATATCAGACACAATAGTAAGAATTGAAGTCGCTGAAGCATGACCCCAGACATTACTCGTCAACGCTGACTTCGTAGCAACAGCAGCCTCAAGATCAGAGAGCGCACTGTAGACTCCCGTCACACCTGACCTAACGTCAGATACGTCGCCTACAATACTCGCGTGTAAAGCTGAAATAGCCCCGCTATCACCACTAACAGCAGCTACATCTGAAATAACAGACTCATGAAGAGCAGAAATAGCCCCGCTAAGGGTAGCCTCGGCATCCGATAGAGCACTATAGACTGCCGTCACATCAGAGGTAATTGTTGCTTCAGCATCTGAAAGAGCACTATAAACTCCTGTTACACCACTCCGCACGTCAGACACATCTACAATGAGACTTTGAGTATCTGCCAGAATCGAGTCAATCTTGTTATCCAACGTCGTTGCTGTGTCAACAAGGATCTGCGAAAGAATATCGCTATTCGCCGTTACCATAGCAAGTGTATCAGAAACGCTACTCTTTACTGCGGTAACATCAGAAATAAGTGTCGCTTCAGCATCACTCAGTGCGCTGTAGACCTGTGTAATATCAGATTTAAGAGCCGTTACATCAGTGGCGGTTTGTGCCTCAAAATCGCTTAGCGCACTATAAATTGCTGTAATGTCAGAAACCAAAGGCGTTGTGTCCGCCAGAATAGATGTCACCTTATTCCCGATCACAGTAATCACAGGCCCGTCAAGAGTTGACAGAATAGCCGAGTCGCTTCCTGCTCCAAGACCCGCAATATCTGAGATAGTCGATTCATGCAAGGCTGAAATGGCATTAGAGAGGGTGGCTTCAGCGTCAGAGAGCGCACTATAGACGCCTGTAATACCTGATCTGACATCAGACACATCAACGATCAAGCTTTGCGTATCAGCAAGAACAGAAGTTACCTTATTCCCAATCGTAGTAATTACTGGCCCATCCAGCGTGGAAAGAATCGCTGAGTCACTCCCGGCCCCGAGCCCTGCGATGTCTGAAATGGCTGATTCGTGAAGAGCCGATACGGCTCCTGAAAGTGTAGCCTCAGCGTCGCTTAAGGCACTATACACAGCTGTAACATCTGAGACGATAGCTGCTTCAAAATCCGAAAGCGCAGAATACACAGCAGTTATGTCCGAAACAGCTCCTGCGACATCAGTAACTATACTGGCATGAAGAGCCGAGATTGCGCCACTATCACCGCCTACGGCTGCAACATCTGAGATTACTGACTCATGCAGAGCGGAGATGGCGTTGCTAATAGTTGCTTCAGCGTCACTCAAAGCGCTGTAGATCGCGGTTACGTCAGAAACGATCGTCGCCTCAAAATCGGATACAGCGCTATAAACGCCAGTCACTCCCGACCTCACGTCCGACACATCTACGATAAGGCTTTGGGTATCAGCTAAGATCGAGTCAATCTTATTATCAAGAGTCGTTTGCGTATCCGTGAGAATATTCCCGGTATCAGCTTCAATGCTCGAAAGCTGACTTGCCACAGCTCCGTCGAGCGTAGACAGAATATCCGATACATTACTCTTTACAGCTGCTACGTCAGAGACAATAGTCGCCTCAAAGTCGGAAAGCGCACTGTAAACAGCACCACCCACAGTTGCTTCAAAGTCACTAAGCGAGCTGTAAACTGCAGTAACGTCGGATTTAATAGCCGTGAGCTCACTTGCTACGTTATCGTCAATTGTAGAGAGAATATTCGAGACAACAGATAATAACGTCTGCGGGTAGAAGACCAAGTACTGATCAGCGCAAGACGCATTAGTAGCTTTAAACGCCAGCAGGTCACAATTCGTCTCACTATTTTGCAACGTAAGCACGTAAAGTCCACTATCCGCTTCCGAGACAGTATTCGTAGCACTCACAAACGACGCCCCGTCCTTAGAAACGTGCCCAATCACAGTCTTACCCGTCTCTGGCGTTGCAAAATCCGTAGCATCGACCATAACGAAGCCAATACGTTGACTCGCTACATTTTTCTGGATCATTATAGGAACCTCTTGTAGATCTTAATCG